CCTTATAAGGATAAAGATCAGTGGGAACTGATACCTAAATATAACATAGGTAAGAAAAGATAAATTTATAGGAAGGTAAATGGCATACAGTAAAGAAGTAGTAGATCATTATGAAAACCCTCGCAACGTTGGAGTACTTGACAAGACGGATATTAATGTAGGAACAGGCCTCGTTGGAGCTCCTGCATGCGGTGATGTAATGAAACTCCAGATAAAAATTGAAGATGGTATAATCGAGGATGCTAAGTTCAAAACATTTGGATGTGGGTCAGCAATTGCATCTTCAAGTTTAGTTACAGAATGGGTCAAGGGAAGAACCATCGATGAAGCAAAGTTAATTAAAAATACACATATTGCTAAGGAACTAGCCTTACCACCTGTAAAGATACATTGCTCCGTACTAGCAGAAGATGCAATCAAGGCTGCAATACATGATTACGAAACTAAATGTGAATGTTAATATTAAGCGTTGACTTTATGACGTAAAAGGCTTATATTATAATAGTGATGCCATAATGGGTCACACAACATAGAAACTTGCTTAACAAAGGAGTTCAGAAATGACATTTTTAAAAGCATTCCCCTTCGAAGATTCTCCCTTTTTCCAACATACCGTCGGCTTTGATCGTATCTTCGATCAATTAGAAACCGTCCGGCACAATATGGACACGCACGGTAATCGCAGTGGAGGAAAATACCCACCTTACAATATCGTCAGAACAAGTGATGATACGTTTACTATTGAATTGGCTGTAGCCGGCTTTTCAAAGGAGAATCTCGATGTTGAAATCAAAGAAAACATTCTCTCGGTTAAAGGGTCCAAGGAGGAAGAAACCGTCAAAAGGGCGTATGTACACCAAGGCCTTGCGAGCCGTACGTTTGAAAGGCACTTCACCTTGGCGGACCACGTCGAAGTTGTAGATGGTGATATTGTAGATGGAGTTCTTGTGATTAATTTGGAACGTATTGTTCCGGATATACTGAAGCCCAAGAAAATCAAGTTAGGTGAGAAAACAACGAAGCCTGTAAAAACCTTACTATCTGAAGCCCAACAAGAACAAGCTGCCAGTTATGGTAAAGGAACTGAATAGATAATACTAAATAGATGCAACACCCAATTATGCATAGGAATTATTGATGCCTGACGTTGAACAATTAAGAATGGAATTGGAAAGAGATGAAGGCCGAGTAGATGCAATCTATTTGGATCATCTAGGTTATCCTACACTAGGAATTGGTCACCTAGTCAAGAAATCAGATCCTGAACACGGATGGAAGGTAGATACACCAGTACATCCTGATAGAGTTTTTGAAGCATTTGAACAAGATGTTCAAAGTACACTTAAACATCTTAATAAAATATTTCCTCCAGGTGACGAGAATGATGATTTATGGCAAATGCCAGAAGAAGTTCAACTAATTCTTTGCAATATGTGCTTTAACATGGGCCCAACTCGACTAAGAAAATTTAAAAAAATGATTGCAGCTATTAATGTTCAAGACTGGGCCGAGGCGGCTGACCAGATGGTCGATAGTAAGTGGTATACACAAGTACCAAATCGGGCCGGCCGCCTCGTTTCCCGAATGCAGGCCCTATGAGTAATAATACAACCTTCGACGCCATTCGGAGGGAAGTTGATGCCAACGACGTTGTTCTCTATATGAAAGGCACCCCGGTGTTTCCACAATGCGGCTTTTCGTCCGCGGTGGTTCAGGTATTGGGCCATATGGGTGTCAAATTCAAAGGCATCGATGTCTTCGCTGATGATGAGGTTCGCAACGGCATTAAGGAATTCTCTAATTGGCCAACTATTCCACAGCTTTATGTCAAGGGTGAGTTCATTGGCGGTTGCGATATTATTCGTGAAATGTATGAGTCAGGTGAATTGCTGGAAACTTTAAAGGCCAAGGGCGTCCTATAAAATAACTGTTCACTGAGTTGATATGTTATAGTACAATGAGACTATGACAAGAATCAATCTAGTTCCTGTTGATGAACTTATGGATCAGCATCTTATTGCCGAGTATCGTGAGATAACTATGGTTCCTGGTAGCCTTAAACGCACCCTTGTATCTAAAGGTGGTTATAATCCCAATAAGGTTAAGGATGAGTTTACGTTAAACAGTGGCCACGTATATTTCTTTTATAATAAAGGTAAATATCTAAACAATCGCTATCAAGACATCATCGCAGAGATGAAAAAGCGAGGGTTTAATCCTGACAACAATCGGAAATTTCCTGTAGATGTGTTCAAAGATAATAATTTATTTGGTGATTGGACTCCTAGTGATCGTGATCTCAATATTGTAAGAGAACGCATAGAATTTCGAATTAGTAAGAAACCCGATTGGTATAGAAAAACCAAATACATATGAAATTTTATACTACAGCTTCACTATTCATGAATAATATCCTACATCAGGGATACGAAGATGGCCGCCGGTTCCGAGAGAGAGTACCGTATAAGCCTTACCTATTTGTAGATAGTCGTAAGGCAAGCAATACCAAATACAAGAACATTAAAGGTCGTCCAGTAGAAAGAATTGACTTTGACTCGATTGGAGACCAGAGAGAATTCTCAAGAAAATATAAAGATATTGATAATTTTGATATCTATGGGATAACCAATCATCCATACTTATTTCTAAACGATGAATATTCTGGTGAGTCATGTGAGTATGATTCTTCATTGATTAGAGTTATTAATCTCGATATTGAAGTTGCTGCTGATCAGGGATTTCCTGATATAGAAGCGGCATCTAAACCAATTACAGCAATCACAATGAAGATGGGCGAAGACATAGCTTGTTTTGGATGTGGTGAATTTATCAATACCAATCCTCGAGTAACATATTATAAAGCCAGAGACGAAATGGAGTTGTTGAGAGACTTCATTCGTGTGTGGAGAGAGTGGGATCCTGATGTTTGTACTGGTTGGAATATTGAAGGATTTGATATTCCATATATTCTTAATCGAGTTACAAACATACTTAGTTTTGACGCAGCCAAGCAACTAAGTCCGTTTGGTATTATTGATGAACGGAAATTTACGAATGACGCAAATTCAAGACAAGACATACTTGGCATTACGCTTTATGATTATATGTCTTTGTATAAGAAGTTTACATACACTCAACAAGAAAGTTATTCACTAGATAATATAAGTTCAGTAGAGCTTGGTGAGAAGAAATTAGATTATAGTGAATATGATGGTTTGTTCTCATTGTATAAGAATGACTATCAAAAGTTCATGGAGTATAATATTAAAGATGTTGACCTTGTTGATAAGTTAGAAGAGAAACTTGGATTAATTGAACTTGGGTTTGCAATTGCTTATGACGCTAAAGTTAATTTGATTGATGCTCTTACATCAGTACGTATGTGGGATATTATTATCCACAACTATTTGTTAGCCAAGAATATTGTTGTACCTAGCTATAATTACCAAGATAAAGAGCGTCAAGTTGAAGGCGCATATGTTAAAGATCCCCAAGTAGGAATGCATAAGTGGGTTGTATCATTTGATTTGAACAGTCTGTATCCTCATTTAATTATGCAATATAATATTGGCCCGGATACATATCATAGTTATCTACCTACGAAATTAGGTGTTCAAGAAATTATTGACGGTAGGTTAAATCAACCCGAGGTTAGAAGTTATATCAATAAACACAATCTAACAGTCGCTGGATCTAGTGCTTGTTATACCAGAGACTATAGAAGTTTTATGTCTACATTAATGGGTAGGATGTACAAACAGAGATCTGAGTTTAAAGATCAAATGTTAGCAGTTAAACAAAAGCAAGAAGATACTGGAGAAGATTTATCTAGTGAAATTTCAAAACTAGACAATATGCAGATGGCTAAAAAGATTCAGCTGAATAGTGCTTATGGTGCATTCGGTAATGCATATTTTAGATGGTTTGATATTAAATATGCTGAATCAATTACTCTATCAGGTCAGTTAGCTATTCGTTGGATAGAGAAACATATTAACGAGTATATGAATAAGACTCTAGGTACAGAAAATAGGGATTATGTTATTGCATGTGATACAGACTCAATGTATATTACACTTGACGAGTTGGTTAATCAAACTTTTGAGGGTAAAACGCCATCATCAAATGATATCATCGACTGGATGGATTTGGCAGCTAGAAAAATATTCGAACCTTATATTAATAAAAGCTATACTAAGCTTGCTACGTATGTTAATGCATACGAACAAAAGATGATCATGAAACGAGAAGCCTTGGCTGACAAAGGTTTTTGGACTGCCAAGAAACGGTATGTGTTACATGTCTACGACATGGAAGGTGTAAGATATGCTAAGCCATTTTTGAAGATCATGGGTATAGAAACTCAGAGGTCATCTGTTCCTAAGATTTGCAGAGATAACATGAAGGCCGCTATCAAGCTAATCATGGAGAAAGATGAAGACGCGTTGATGAAATATGTCGATGAGTTTAAGAATCACTTTAACAGTCTACCTTTCGAAGATGTCGCATTCCCTCGAGGTGTACGCGGCCTAAATAAGTATAGAAATGATGTAACTCTCTATAATAAAGGAACACCAATCCATGTCCGTGGTGCCCTGGTATACAACAACATGCTGAAGCAGCATGGTCTAGAGAATGTATACAACAACATATATGACGGCGATAAAATTAAGTTCTGTTATCTTGGGTTGCCTAATCCAACTAGAGAGAATGTTATTGCTGTAGTAAACAGTCTTCCAAAGCAGTTCAATATTGAATCGTATATAGATTACAATAAACAATTTGAAAAAAGTTTCCTGGAACCAATGAAAACTATAGCTAATGCTATAAAGTGGAAGTTAGAACGAGGACAAGCAACACTAGAGGAGTTTTTCTAATGGCAGTAAAGCCTGACGTAGATTTTGATTTTGGATTTACCGCAGTAAACGCTGAAGAATTAGAAGTTGTTCAATCAACTAAAAAAGAAGTGATTGTAGCTTCAGAAGAAGCGTTGACCATACAAGATAAATGTGATACACTATATAAGATGATTCAACCATTATTGAATAATTTACAAAAGAATCCTGAGAAGGAATATATCTATTGGCCTAATCGATTAGAAAAGGTTGAAGAATTTAGTGACAAAATTAATGAGGTATATAGAGGATGAGTGATTTCTTTCGGAATCTAGCAGAAGATATTAAAGATGAAGATACAAGCATTGCGGCTGATGGGGTAGGGTCTGCTGAATATACTGGAACAATCGATACTGGGTCTTACATTCTAAATGCTGTTATGTCGGGCAGTCTTTATGGAGGTATTCCAAATAATAAGATCACAGCTTTTGCTGGTGAGACTACAACAGGGAAGACGTTCTTCGCTCTTGGTGTTATCAAACAATTTCTAATTGATCAGCCCACCGGTGGAGTTGTCTATTACGATACTGAAGCAGCTATTACTAAAGAGATGATGGAATCTCGAGGTATTGACACACAGAGAGTAATTTTAGCTGAACCTCAGTCTATCCAACGATTTCGAACTCATGCTCTTAAAATTATTGAAGAGTATGAAAAAACATCCGAAGCTAAACGTCCACCCATGATGATGGTGTTGGACTCTCTTGGTATTCTTTCATCTGAGAAAGAACTTGCTGATACTCTTGCTGGTAATGACACAAGAGATATGACCAAGGCTCAGTTGATCAGAGGTACATTTAGAGTGTTGACTTTAAAGCTAGCTAAGGTTAAAGTACCTATGATTGTTACTAACCATGTCTATGAAGTCATTGGAAGTTACATCCCAATGAAAGAGATGGGTGGTGGTAGTGGATTGAAGTATGCTGCTTCAACAATTGCATATCTGTCTAAGAAGAAAGATCGTGATGGTAAAGATGTAATTGGAACTATTATTAAGGTCAAGATGTACAAGTCTCGCCTTAGTAAGGAGAACAAGGAAGTCGAGTGTCTGTTGAATTATGATACAGGTCTTGATCGCTATTATGGATTAGTCGAAATGGCTTTATCTGCTGGTGCATGGAGTAGTGCTGCCAACAGAGTAGAGACTGAACACGGTAAGGTATATCCTAAGGCAATCCTTAAAGATCCGCAGAAATACTTCACTGCAGAAGTTATGGAGAAAATTGAACAATATGTCAGCAATAGGTTTAGCTATGGTGGAGAATTAGTCGATGATGGAACAGACGATTCTAACGAATCTGATTCACAATGAAGATTATGTACGAAAAGTAATTCCATATCTAAAAACAGAATATTTTCATGATGTTGTAGATCGCTCCGTATTTGCATTAATAGTAAAATATTTTGACAAATACAATACACCACCTTCAATAGAAGCTCTTTCTGTAGATCTAAGTAATACAGATAACTTATCTGAAGAACAATTTAAGACAGCAGATGAGTTGATTGATAAATTAATTCCATCTGATACCGCGATTGAATGGTTAACAGACGAAACTGAGAAATTTTGTCAAGAGAAAGCAGTTTACAATGCAATTATGGAATCAATTTCAGTTATTGATGGTAAGAGTGACAAAGGAAGGGGAGCACTCCCCACTATTCTATCTGATGCTCTTTCTATTAGCTTCGATCCACATATTGGCCATGACTTTTTAGACGATGCAGAAGAAAGATGGGAATATTATCACCAAACTGAGCTTAAAATTCCATTTGATATTGATTTACTAAATGAGGTGAGTAACGGCGGCCTATCAAAAAAGACACTTAATATTATTTTGGCTGGGACTGGTGTAGGTAAGAGCATGTTTATGTGCCATTGTGCTGCTGGTAATTTACGAAATAGTAAGAATGTACTTTACATCACTCTAGAAATGGCAGAAGAGAGGATTGCAGAAAGAATTGATGCAAACCTAATGGGTGTCACTATTGATGAAGTAAGAGGGTATGAAAAGGACATCTATGATAAGAAGATTGCCAGGTTAAGAGAAAATTATAAAGGCAAGATTGTTATTAAAGAATATCCTACTACTGGAGCAGGAGCTAATCACTTTAGATTTCTTTTACAAGAATTGAAGGTAAAGAAGAATTTTATTCCCGACATTATTTACGTCGATTACCTGAATATTTGCATGAGCGCGAGGATTAAATATGGAGCGGGAGTCAATTCGTATACGTACGTTAAAGCAATTGCAGAAGAGTTACGAGGACTCGCTGTGGAATTTGACTTGCCAGTCGTCTCTGCGACACAAACAACACGATCGGGTTTCACGTCTAGTGACTTGGGCCTTGAAGACACCTCAGAGAGCTTCGGTCTTCCAGCCACTGCTGATTTTATGTTTGCAATTATTAGCACCGAAGAAATAGAGGAATTGAATCAGATATTAATTAAACAGTTGAAGAATAGATATAGTGATCCATCTCTGCATAGAAGATTTGTTGTAGGAGTAGATAGATCAAAAATGACTTTATATAATGTTGAGCAATCAGCTCAGGATGATATAATTGATACGCCAGTGTTTGATCAAGGTGAAGTTAGTACTAGGATGAAAGATGTTTTTAAGGAATTTACTTACAATGAGTAAAAAATATAAGGTTAATAGAAAACTTAAGGTGTGGCAGATTCATGAGAATCCTACTAATCTAATTGTGTTTCAATCATCCAACAAACAAACTGTTATGGATTTAAAAACTAAATTGAATAATGGAAGTGGATTTAATGGTTACACACCTAACTTTTTTCTACAGGAAATTCATCTCCGCGATTCGGAGTAGTATAAATAGTTCTGTCAATGCATGTCAAACTCGGCGTGGGGGCGTCAGGTTTAGTGGCAAGTGTCCAGTTTAAGGGCAACAGGAAATGATCGGGGTATCTGTAGATCTGTGGGGTTCAGCCGATCCATCATTGATAGAATTAAAAAGGCCCGGTGCAAGATCAAGATGCATCGGGCCTTTTGTTATTTAATCTGATGGAATGTAGAGAAAATTGCATTCGGGACATTCTTTGTTAAGGGTTAATTGAACTTTCAAAAGTATTTATAATAAAAGAAGATGTGAGACATGGATTTATATAAAGATTCTCAAGATTTTTTGGATGGGATGGCTTATGCAAAAAAACACAAATGTATGGAGCAATATGTCCAATTCTTCTTAATGACATA